TTCATCCTGTCAAACATGGCTCTTGCATCAACAGCCATCTGGTTCATGCGAACAAGGCACTCGATTCGACTATCATACGGCCCTTTGGTGTTCTCTATAACCATACACTCAGTCGCAACCATTAAATGACAAGCCATTAAGACTGCATCAAACATCTTCCACTCCTTCTACGGGCAAGTAGACTAGATAGAAGGCTTCGCAGTTAGGGCAGGACAGGTTAGACTCGATGAAGGACTTACCGTCATCATCTTCCTGATCATGGTCGCCGCCCCAGATAAGTTCGTGCTTGCAATGCCAACAATTCATTCTACTTCCCCCCAGTTATCGACCAGTGCTGTGTCTACCTCGAACGGAATGTTTAGGTTTGGTACACAGGTAGTCATGATTTCAGATATCCGTTCAGCCTGTTGCTTGTTTTCTATATTAAAGCACAGTTCATCATGCACTGTCAGCATCGGAGTTAGACCCTCTGCATAGCAGTCCACCATCGCCTTCTTTGTCTGGTCGGCACTCGAACCTTGGATCAGCCTGTTCAAAGCTTTGTATGTAAAGGCACGTTTGATTGCTGACTTGCCGCCATATTCTTTTGCCGCCGCCTCTAGTGGCATAGGCTTGCTGAAGCCGTATGACTTAGGTTGCCACATATTGAAGCGACACTTCCGTCCCAGCCACGTTCTGATATGCCCAACCTCTTCTGCTCTACGCATAGTCATGTCAGCCATACCCTTAACGAACGGCACCCTGTCGTGATACTTAGCAAGAAGGTGAGTAGCTTCCTCATCTGTGATATCCATCACACCTGCAAGCTTGGCCTTGCCCATGCCATACATGATACCGAGGTTGACAGTCTTAGCCTGCTTACGAGAAATACCTGCAATGTCTGCAACCATTTGGTGAAAGTCTGCATCTCCATCATGGTACATCTGCACCACGCCATCAATCTGTGGGTGACGGTGTACGCCTTTTAATGTAGAACAATAGTGAGCAAGCCAGCGCGGTTCTTGTGACGCATAGTCGAATGAGCCCCACTTGCACCCCTCTTCTGGTATGAACAGCCCACGGATCATAGCTTTGATCTCCGGGTCCCGTGCCGGGATCTGCTGCAGGTTGGGGTTGCTCGAAGAAAATCTTCCCGTTACAGTGCCGCCCTCATCAGAACGCAAAGGATTAAAGTCACAATGGATACGCCCCTTATGCGAGTGCTCAAGAATAGTTTCGATAAAGGTTGTGTTGGCCTTGTTAAACTCTCTGATGCGTACAATCTTCTGCGCCAAAGGGTTCTCATGGTTCGCAAGAAACTGTTTTGTAAAGGCGGGAACCCCAGTCTTCTCTGTCCTATCATAAGACAACCCGACGGCATCAAACGCCTTTGCTATAGATGTGGCGACCCACGGTTCGATAGTTACACCCGTTTCTTTCCGCACATCCTCCGTTAGTTCTTTCTCGCGCCGCAGTAATTCTGTCCGCGCCTGCTCTGCTTTATCGATGTCAACCCGGACACCCTTTGTTTTCATGTCGAGAAGCACAGGCATCAGGCTTGACTCAAGCTGGAATATACCAGTGCATTCGTCCTTGACCATGTCAGCGCGTAGCCTGTCCCAAAGTCTCAAGGTAACAGCGGCATCCTGCTCTGCATAAGGCCCAACATAATGAGACGGTAGCCGCCACATCCCGCCCTTTGGATCCACACCAAAGGCAGACGCCGCCGCTTTCAGGATCTTCTCGTCCTTACGCTCACCTAGATACTCACGAGATAAAGAGTCTAGGTTGTAGTACATCCGGTTCTCGTTCAGCAGGGGCGCGGCTATCATGGTATCGACTATCGGACCTTGGACCTCGATACCTGCCCAGCGTAACCAGCCAAGGTCATACATCGCATTGTGCATAACCTTCTCAATGTGAGGTGTCTCCATCTGTTTCTTCAGCCAAGCAAAGACTTTCTTCTGTGAGAAGTTCTCGCCGCTCTCGTGTCGGATAGGAAAGTACCCTTGAAAATCTCCAGCCGCAATAGCTACCCCAATGATGTAGCCGTCATCTCTGCACCAGCCCGGCCCCAATGTCTTGATGTTCGGGTCCCGTGTCTCAAGGTCAATGGCGATGCGCTCTTGCCCAGTAAGGTCCGGGAAAGATGAAGGCGGAACCCACGTTTCTTCTTTACCTTGAAGCGCCGCTTCTCTTACGTCTAAATCTAGGATGTCCATTTGATAGCCCTCACTCATTGTCATTCACAATCTCGCCGCCCAATGCAGCGTAGCCAATGATGTCAACCCATGAGTCATCCTTGGTTATGTCTTCTGCCAGTCGTGCCAACTTGACACCAATCATACACGCCGCCACCTGTTCGGCAGTCACCGCTCTGTTAAGTATGACGCTCCATATAGTAGCGATACGCTCGTGGTTAAACTTAGCCGGTCCATAGTCCTTGGCTCTCGGACCATTGATTAGCTCTGCGGCGGTGTCGATAAAATGCTGTCGGTCTTTCATATTTTAAATCCATACATTGATTGTGATTCGATAATGTGCAGTGCTTTCTTGGCACGAGTAGCCCCGACGTAGAACGTCCGTATCTCGGAGTCCTGATCAGGGCTTTCAGCACATGGCTTGGAGGAGTCTAGTAGTAGGGCGACGTTATCCGCTTCGCCACCCTTTGCTTTGTGGATCGTCGATATCTTGATCCTCGGCTTGTCCGTCAGAAGCTTCTCGCCCATCCGTCTCACTGAGGAAATATATATTCTCTCCTTCTCTGAAACTTTGAGCGCATCGTACCACGGCATCTCGGCGGAGACGTTCGTAGTAAAGTTCTCTCTTATGCTTTCGAGATTGTAAGTTAGTTCGTTGTCGAGCGTAGCAAGCTTCTTCCTTCCAGCCTTGGTCACGATATCCGACTTTAATAAGGTGGATAGAGTCTTCAATTCCTTCGCGGAGAGATGTATACCTTTGCATAGCTTTAGCCAAACCTCAATTCCAGTTAATACATTTGGTGAGATAGACCAACCGGAACCTTCACGCCAGAACAGGTAGCCCTGCTCTTTGAGATCTGTTGCAATCTTGTTCGCGATGTAGTTCGTTCGTGCAAGGATTAGCCACTCGCCGCTGGTTAGGTCTAGACCAAGCATATCATGATGCCAAACTACAACACCAGACTCCTCTTTCGGCATCCATACCTTTTCCTGCCGGGTACCCAGTTGACTTACCATACTGTCCGCGACGTTATAAATATTTCTAGGAAGACGATATGATTTATGCAGAATTGTTTTATTATCTGATGCGTTAAGAAAGTCCTTCACGTTCACACCCATCCAAGAATAGATACACTGATCATCATCACCAGCAAAGTAAACCCGCTTGGCCCGTGGCTTCATCACATCGTGTATCATCTTCCACTGCATAGGTGCTAGGTCCTGTGCCTCATCAACAATAAGCACATCAAGCAAGGGGGAATCCCCCTCGTCTATGAACCTCTCAATCATATCTACAAAGTCTAGCTTACCCGTATCTTTCTTGTAGTCGAACAGTGCTTTGTTCACTACCTTCAACTGCTGAAAGTAAAGTCTTCTGTCGTTAGCGTCGCTGAACTGTTGCTCAAGACCAACACCTCGAACCCGTGCTAACTGTATCAAGGATAGATACGCATCCCCTCCTTTGCCGGGGCTAAACAAGTTGCCATCAGCCATAGTAACAGAAGAGTTGGAAGAAAACTCTAGGCCCAGCACCTTACCCAACTGATTATAGTCGGAACCTTTTAAGACTTTCTGGCTGTTTAAACCAAGACATTGAAACGCGAAGCTATGTAAGGTGCGGAACCATACCATCTGGTCCGAGCCTATGTTTAGAGCCGCCGCTGAACGGTCACGCGCTTCCTCCGCCGCCTTACGGCTGAAGGATACGAACGCAATGTTCTCAGGCTTAGTTCCGTTATCAAGCTCCTGCTTAACAATGTTAATAAGCGTTGTTGTTTTGCCTGTTCCTGGGGGTCCAAAGATAGTGGTCTGCATTAGAACGGCACCTCACTTTCAATCTCGATACTCGGTACTCGGACCTCGGAACTGAAGGATGGAACCCACCAAACTCGTAAAGGTTTGGTGCCCCCTGCGGTTGTGTCAAACCTCTTATGACCGTTAGCCACATTGCTGCCATTAAGTTCTTTCAACCGCTCTTGTATCTGGCCTCGGCTATAGCTGTCAAACTTCTGACCTCTCAGAAACCTAATCAAAGACTCAAGCTTGAAGTATGTAAGACCTTCATCGTCATCTGTGAACGGCTTACCGATTGCAATCTCTTCTGCCGACTGAGCCTGTACCCTGCCATCACAATAAGACTCAAGAAGATCCATGAACTGTCCCTTGTATGTCAGTTCTTCTGGCACCTCTATCTCACTCATGTCCTGCATCATTACACCAACAAGCTCTTGCCAGTCGTTCACCTTCTGTAGCGGCGGCATCACATGTATCTGTTCCATGCAAGCCTTTTGAAA